AGATCACGGGCACGCAAGCTGCCGGAAATGGAAAACATGGTTTTGTCCCTCCGTCAGATGACAGCTTTCGTTAAGGCGGTTCAGAAGGGCTGGACAGTCAAACGGGCTGCCGTGGCAAGCTTTCTTTCCCGTATGCCGCAAGCTGAAAGGGCAGCCTTGGAAACGTTGTTCACGCTTGCGTGGGCTGGTGACTTCAACAACGCCCTTACGGGCACAACGTCAGACCCTGTCCAAGCAGGTCCGATCATGGGCAGGGGCAACGCGGACGGGGGCGCGTTTGACGACGACGTGACAGCCACGCTTAACCGTATCTGACGACAAGGCCGAAAGGGGGGCAGCCTGCCCCCCTCATAGCGTGTCACGCTATCTGACGAAGGCTGTCAGTTTCCAAACCGGAGAACACCAAGCATGTTTACATATCCTGAAGCGCTAAACGCCATGCAGAAGATCGGAACCGATCTTTTCGAAATGGCTAAGCAGACGGGAAAATTTCCCAAAACCAAGAACGTCCACGTTCGCGTTGTGGCTGACGCGGCCACGGGAACCGCGTCTGTCAATTGGGATGATTTCGGCACGTATTTGAACGTCACGATCTACATGCCCGTTCTGCCTGCAACCTATCGTATGACGGATAAGGAATTTCAATCGTGGGCTGCATACCTTTATCATGAGGTTGGGCACCCCTTGTGGACAGACAAATCCACTTGGACCAATGCCGTCCAGACCAACCGCCACAAGCTGTTGAACTCGCTCGAAGACGTGCGCGAGGAAAACCTGTCAATCCGGGCTGGTATCGCCCTAAACGGAAAACAGGTTCTTACGGACTTGGTAGCCAGCCTGCATGAAAAGGCTTTGGCGAACGGTTATGATCCCAATGAACCCAAATCGATTGGCTGGACCATGTCCTTTATCGGGCGTGCCGTCTGCAATGGATACCAGCTTGATACGCACACAGTCCTTTCCATGCTGGACCCACACGGGCCGGTTGCCCGTGTTCTGACGTGGGCTATTCCCGAATTGGGGGCGTGCAAGACGACACAGGATTGCTTGGACCTGTCCGATAAAATCGTGGCTGCGTTGCCCAAGCGAAAGCCCCCTGTCACGGGGCAGCCGCCCAAGGGCAAGCCGCCAATCACAGACGGGCAGGAAAAGGGCGAGCCGGAAGACGAGCCGGAAGACGAGCCGGAAGGCGAACCGGAAGGCGAACCGGAAGGCGAAAGCGAAAGCCCCGTAAACGGGCAAGGCGAGCCCACAGACGGGGGCGAGGCGGAAGGCGAGGCGGAAGGCGAGGCGGAAGGCGAGGCGGAAGGCGAAAGCGAGCCCACGCCCCCCGCAGAAGGCAAGGGCAGCTACGGGGGCAAAGCCACGGATGACGATAGCGAGCCCCTTAGCCACGAAGACGTGGAAGAACACAGCCTAGCGCCGCAACCTAAAGAGGCGATGGCACCAACTCGCACGTTTGACGCGAAAGCGTATTCAGAAGCTAACGTGATTGAAGCCATACGGGAAACGATGCGTGACAAGCGCAAGCCCGGTTCTGTCCAGACGGGCGCAACGTGGGATATCGCGAACCTGACGGCAGACGCGGCCAAAGCCACGAGACAACGGGCGTTGCTCGCCCGTGCGCTCAAGGCGAACGATACGGACGATTTCGAAGGGGGCAGGCTTAGGGGCAGGCTGGACCAAAAGGCGTTTGCCCGTAAGGCTGCCGGTTCGAAGGCGATCTTTGGACGGCGCGTCGTCATGGAAGGCTATGAGACAGACGCTTGCGTCTTGGTTGACGGTTCCGGTTCTATGGCCGGTTCCGAAATACGTGTGGCGACACAGCTTGCCTTGGTCATCGCGCAAGCTGCCGCACAAGTGGGCGTGGACTGTGAAGTTTACATGTTTGGCCGTGGGGGCGGCTTGTTGGAAGTGACCAAGGGCAAAGCCAAGCCTGACGTATCCAAGTTTGCGGGCGTCATGTCGCATGTCGGAGGAGGTACGCCCCTCTGCGTTTCCATGCTCAAGCTTGCCCACAAGCAGGCTGCCCGTGCCCCCGGCAAGCGCAAGCTTATGTTCGCCATAACGGACGGGGCCTGCAACATGGGTATTGATGGAATGATCGCGACGGTAGCCTACATCGAAAAGGCTTACGGCATCGAAGTTGCCAATCTCATGATTGGCACGCCTGTCACGGGTGCTTTCACGAATGAAGTGTCTGTCAGGTCCAGCGCAAACGTCTGTGAGGTAGGCTTGGATCAGTTGACGCGGCAGCTTGAACGGGGGGCGCGGGCATGATTGGCGCACTCGTTTTCCTGCTTGTGGTGTTCGTTATCATGCCCCGGCTTATCGGGCTTGGGTTCTGGCTATGGGCGCGGTTTGAAAAGTGGATCGGCATCTAGCGAATGAGACGGGGGCGAAAGCCCCCCTCTTTTTTGCCTGTCGATAGGAATAAATACCCAGATTGTGGTGCTGTTTGCGATGCAACCAGACAGGTCTATTTCGAGAACAATGGAAAAAGACCTGACAGCCCCGTGGAAGCGTTTTCAGGTTCGCCCCTATGTTCGTACGCCAAAAATCGTTCGCGCGCGTCCTAGCCCCCTCTTTTGCCAGCCTAGCCCCTAGAAAATTATTGCTCGAATTTTGAAGCCTAGTTCTTTGCTTGGGGGCGAAAGTACAGGCAAACCGCGCAAAACGGGGCTTCTAAAGCAAAACCTAGTCTAGTTTTGGGGCGTGGACGGGCGTCAAAGCATAGCCTGTAATCTGGAACACAAGACAGAAAACGGGGCTTGCTTGCCAGAAATGGCGTGTGGCGATAGGCTGGCTGCATGGCTAAGTTGTCCCCACAGCAAGAATTGTTCGCGCAAGCGGTCTTTCAAGGCGTGGGGCTTGGCAAGGCTTACAAGCAGGCAGGCTACAAAGTGAGCAATCGTAACAGTCAGGACGCTTCTGCTAGCAAGCTTCTAAGAAATGCTAAGATCGTTGAACGCATGGAAGAATTCAGCCAAGCCACGGCCATTTCGGAAAAAGTCACAGCCACGACAGTCACCAATATGCTGGCGCAAGTGTATGAGGGGGCGTATCGCGACAAGCAGCACGGGGCAGCGGCAACGGCAGCCTTGGGCATAGCCAAGCTACACGGGCTGCTGGTGGACAGGACAGAAGACGTAACGCGCAAGCCAGCCCGTTCGCCAGACGCCCCGATTGAGATTGAGGTGGAACACTGGCTCACTGAGCACAAGCTGCTAGGGCAGCCCAATGGCACGGGCAACGGGGCTGCCGATAGCCAGCCAGACCAAGCCCGAGAGCCCCGAGATGCTGGACAGTTGGACCTTTTTTCGGAAGGGGCTAGCCTCGCCCCTAGCCCCACGCCCCCCGCCAGCCCCACGGCTGCCGACAAAGCCCCTATGCCCCACGCCCCAAGCGACGACGACGCATAGCGGCGGGCTAGCCCTAGCCCCAAGGCTAGCCTTACAGTAAGAGGTGAACAATGCGCGCTAAGTTATTGATATCATTGGGGTTCGGCCCAGGGCTAGCCTCTAGGACTATTTTCCTATGCCCCCGCCCCCAATCGCGGGAACGGGGGCGGGGGGCAGTCGCGGAGGCCCCCCAAAAATCCAGACCAGCCCTGTTTTGGGATGTTCACGTTTTGTTCGCTGGAGGCCAAAGCCCCCAAAAATCCAGACCAGCCCTGTTTTGGGATGTTCACGTTTTGTTCTCTTAGCCCCCAGGAGGCTAGCCCCTGATGCCCAAGATCGTTCACGGGTTTATTCCCCAGCATGGCCCCCAGCACGCTTTCGTCACTTGCCCCTGCGACATCACAATATATGGCGGGGCTCGCGGCGGCGGAAAGTCGTATGCCAGCCTTGGGGAATTCTGGCTTCACTCCGAGGACTGGGGCTCGAACGCCAAAGGGCTGATGGTCCGTAAAACCAGGGAAGACCTCAAGGACACAATCGAGATGGCGCAGGAGATGTACGGCAGCGCCGCTGTCTGGAACGAGCAGAAGAAGATGTTCAGGTTCAAAAACGGCGGGGTGCTGAACATGGCTTACCTGGAACACGACACCGATGCCCAGAACTACCAGGGCTGGTCGCTTACGAGAATTTATGTGGAAGAAATCACGCAATATGCCGAGCCCAGGGCTATCTTCAAGCTTTTCGCCACCCTGCGTTCCAAGGCTGGCGTCAGAACTCGCTTCTGTGCAACTGCGAACCCCGGTGGCCCCGGCCATCACTGGGTAAAGGCATGGGCAATCGACCTTGGCCCCATGAACCCGTACAAAGACCCTGAAACCGGGCTTATACGCATCTTCATTCCCGCAAAGATAACCGATAATCCTGCCCTGCTGAAGAACGATCCCGGCTACATAAACCGGCTCAAGGCTTCCGGCTCACCCGAACTCGTCCGCGCATGGCTGGACGGCGACTGGAATGTAATTGAGGGGAGTTTCTTCCCCGAATTTTCGGAGGCCAAACATGTAATCCGGCCTTTCGGTATCCCCGAGGAGTGGGTCAGGTTCAGGGCTGGAGACTGGGGCAGCGCCCGCCCGTACTCTTTCGGCTGGTACACCACGGTCCAGGACGACTATCTGCACGACGGAAAGCTTCTCCCCAGAGGCGCGGTTATCAGATACCGGGAATTGTACGGAGCTTCCGCTCCCAACGTGGGATTGCGCCAGCCTGCCGAGGTAGTCTCTTATCTCATCAAGGATGCCGACAAGGGAGAGTACATCACCTACTCCGTCCTCGACCCTTCTGCCTACAGTGTCGTTTCCGGCCCGAGCATAGCCGAGACTTTCGCCAGGCATCACGTCTACTTTCGCCCCGCCGACAATTCCCGCAAGTCCACGCCCAAGCGCATGGGCGGCTTCGACCAGATCAGAAACCGGCTCCGTGGTGACGATGATGGTCGTCCTATGGTGTATATCTTTGACCATTGTAGAAATCTCATAAGAACGCTTCCAATCATGCAGCATAGAGAAAGTGATCCTGAAGATATGGATACCGAAGGCGAAGATCACGCGGTCGATGAATTTCGCTACGCCCTAATGTCACGTCCTTTCCGGGCTAGTTTTACTTCGTTTGAGGACAAAAATCCATTTTTAGTCTCAAATGCTTTTAAGCTTGACGAACTGACCTAGGGCATTTCGGCCAAGGCTGTCGTGATATTCCCGCGTTCGGCATCCAGTTATATAGGTTCCGTGCGCTATCTTGTCCTGTTCGTTGTCGGATTGGTCGCCCCACTTCAGGTGTGCCGGGTTGACACAGGCTTTCACCCCGCACGAATGCTGCGCCTGCGGTTTGTCTGCCGGGGCTGGGCCGTTGACCTCTTCGCATAGCAACTTGTGGATCAGGACATGCTTGCCTTTCCAGTAGCCGTGACCATACCCGTTGACCAGGCTATGCGGCCAGATAAGGCAGTCGTCGCCCTCCCAGCTTCGGGCTTTGTTCATGAATTTCTGCGCCAGGGCGTAGTTGCCTTTGGGCGGCAGCTTGTGAAACCGGCGTCCTCCAAGCGGGTCGCCATGCTGTTTCCAGCGATAATGATGCCCGCTGCAAAAGCCGTGCGAACGGACAGGCTTTCCACAACCGGAAATTACGCATATGCTTCGGGAACGGGACATGACCACTCCTGATGGTTCTGTTCTCAGGGCTGCGCGTGGGATGCAGTCCCCGCGCAGCCCGAAACATAGCAAAAAGGCGTGTTGACGTAAATGGCCCGCGACCCCGAACTCGACCCTCCCGCCGATACCGCGCGACCGGCTTCCCAGGGCAAGCCCGACATGCAGGAACCAGGCGTCGAGGGCAGCAAGGTCGAGGCCGATCCCGCCTACGAGCCCGACAAGATCAACAAGGCTTACTGGGAAAGATGCCTGGCGGATGCCGAACGGGCTGAAAGCGACTGGCGCTCCCGTGGTCGCGAGATCATCAAGATTTACCGGAATGACGGCGTCTACACGGCCCAGGGGAAGATGAAGCGCAACCAGGGCCAGACTTTCAATATCTTGTATTCGAATACCGAGGTCATGCAACCGGCGGTTTATTCCCAGCCTCCCGATCCCGTCGTCCGTTCCAGGTTCGTCAAAAAGTCTACCGTGCCCCCGCCCCCGGCGGCCCCGATGATGGGGCCGCCGATGATGGGGCCACCTCCAGGAATGCCGCCCCCCGGAATGACGGCTGGCCCTCCGGGGCTGCCGCCCGGAGCACCCGGCGGCCCCCCACCGGGTGCGATGGGTCCAACGCCTGAGCCCGCGCCCCCGGTCGGATTGCCCCCCGGACCCCCTCCCACGGGGGGCAATCCGTCCCTTGATATCAATGTCTCGGGCATACCGGCCATACCGCCCACCCCTCCAGCCCCGCCGCCGCTCCCGCCGCCAGCCCCGCCGGAAGCCCTCCCCCTCATGCCCAGCCCCATGCCTCCCGGTATGCCGTCCCAGTCGGATATCGAAACGGCTGCCAGCGTCATGGAAAAGGCCCTGGAGATCGTCCTCGACGACGAAACCTCCCACGAAGCGGTCAAGGCTGCCGTGAAGGATGTTTTACTCCCAGGCCGTGGCGTGTGCCGTGTCAGGTGGAAGCCCCAGATCGAGACCCAGCCCGTCGAAGACCCGGTCATGGGAGGTGATCTTTCCCTTCCCGGTGAACCTCCTCCCGTTCCCGGCGAGGCCAGCCCCCTTACAGAAGACGTGAAGGTGTGGGAAACCGTCAACGATGAGTACGTTTACTGGGAAGACGTTCTATTTGACCCGGTTCGACAGTTCGCGGACGGCTCATGGGTCGCGTTCCGGCACCTGTTCGACCGCAAATCTCTCCTGGCTGAGTTTTCCGACAGCGACCAGTTGCACGCGCTGGAGCAGGCTGGAAAGATTGGAGAACTTCTCCGCTGGACTGAAGAAAGCGCGGCGAAGTCTGCCATTGGAGGAGGAGGGGCACTCAGGACCGCCGACAAGCTGGGTGACGTGATCCAGAAGGCGATGATCTGGGAAATCTGGGACAAGACCAAACGACGGGTGATCTGGTTCATCCGCGAGACTTCCGGCATCGTCCTCCGCGTGGACGAAGACACGCTTCAGCTTAACAACTTCTTCCCGGTCCCAAGACCCCTTCTTGCGGTCACAACGACCGATACCATGCTCCCCCGGCCCTACTACGACCTCTATGCCAATCTCGCCAGCGATCTGGAGGAAACCTCCCAGCGGATTTCGAACCTGACCGAAAAGATCAAGGTACGCGGCGGTTTCAACTCGGCTTCACGCGATATTGCAGACATTCTCACTGCGTCAGACGGCAAAATGATCCCGGTCGTTGGCGTCGATATGCTCCAGGGCGGCTTGCAAAACCACATCTGGATAGTTCCCATCGTTGAGTGGATGAACGCCCTCAAGGAACTCTACCTGGCCCGCGACCAGATCAAGCAGGTTATCTACGAAGTCATGGGCATTTCCGACATCATGCGCGGGGCCACCAACCCGCATGAGACCGCTACCGCCCAGCGCATCAAGGGAACGATGGGCACGGGCCGTCTGGGCGACCAGAAACAGGCCGTGGCCTCTTTCGTCAGAGAGCTTATGCGGATGAAGGCCGAGATCATCGCCAAGAACTTCGACGCCGATACCCTCACCCGCATGACCGGCGAAGAAGTCACCCCCGCCGTCTTCGATATCCTCCGCTCGGACTTCTCCCGCGTCTGTTCCATCGACATAGAGACGGATAGTACTGTCCAGGTGGACGAGCAGATGGAGCAGGAGGGAAATCAGAAAATCCTGATGACCATCCAGGGCATCATGCAGGGTGCCCAGGGGCTTCTCCAGACCGGGGTTCTCCCACCCCCGATGATTATGCAGTTCAGCCTGGAACTGATAAAGATGATGCTGCACCCGATACGGAACAGCCGTGGCGTGATCGAAGTCATCGACGGGTTCCAGGAGCAGTTGCAGGCCATGATGGCGATGCCGCCGCCCATGCCGCCCCCAGGGCTAGCCCCGCCGGGAGCGCCACCCCCTGGTGGCCCTCCACCGGGTCTGGTCGCGGGGCCGCCCCCAGGGGGACCGCCGCCGCCGATGCTTAACGGAGGACCACCTCAGTGATCGAACCCCTGTTTTTCGGAGCGGTGATTATTTTCATCGTAGCCGCACTTGCGTGGACTTTCCTGGCCTTGGTTGGATTAGGAGGATCAAGATGATTGGCGCTCTTATCAATCTCATAGTCTGGCTTCTCGTAGTCGGAATTCTCTATCTGCTCGTCGTGTGGGTGCTGGACAGCATCCCGATCCCCGATCCCGCGAACCGGATCATCAAGCTGGTCCTCGTGGTCGTCATAGCCCTGATCGTGATCCTCATGCTGCTTAATCTTGTCGGGATCAGTACCGGAAGCTTCAACGTCCCAAAGGTGACGCTCCAGTGAAGTTCGACCGCGAAATCTATTTCGACAAGGTCAGGGCCAGCCTTTTCCAGGGCAATCTCGATCAGGGTCAGGTTGACGGCCAGGAGGCAATCCTGAGTGTCTGGGAAATCTACCGGCAGAATTACGATCTGCGCTGGCTGGCGTACATGCTGGCGACTACGAAACACGAAACCGCGTCCGAAATGCTGCCTATCGAAGAGTATGGAAAAGGCAGCGGTGCCGAGTACGGCGAAATCGACCCGGAAACCGGACAGGCGTACTATGGAAGGGGATTTATACAACTCACATGGCGTGACAACTATCGCCGAGGCGACCAGGAGTTGCAGGAAAAGTTCAATATCGCCGCCGGGATGGAAGCCAAAGCCTCAAACGCGCTGATCCCGAAGAACGCGGCTGCCGTCATGTTCCTGGGCATGGAGGAGGGCTGGTTCCGCAGCGACAGCGGGGGCCGACAGACGCTTGTCAGGTATTTCAGCGACACCGAGGACGATGCCTATCTCGCCCGCGAAATTATCAATGGCGACAAGAAGACCGTCCCAAGCTGGTCGAACGGCGTGTCTATCGGCAATCTCATCAAGGGCTACCACGAACAGTTCCTGGAAGCCCTGAAGGCCGCCGCGAAGGAAAGCCCGGCCCCGACCCCGACGCCACCGGACCCGGACGTGGCCTTCGAATTCGTGGACCTTGCCATCACGGCTAGCCCCGGGGCTGTCGTAAGCGTCACCCTTAATGGTAAAGTCATCCTCTCCGCGAAAGGATAAACGCATGGCCATCTTCCAGAAAGACGCCCTGAAAGAAGCCCCCAGGGCTGCCGCCGAGACCATTCCGACGCAGTTGATCCCCTATCCGACCGGGGCGACCCCCGACCAGGAGCGGGCCTACAGGGAAGCCAACCCGGATCGCTTTGTCGATTGGTCAACCACAGCCCCCACAGCGAAGAAGGGAAAGTGACATGGCCCTCGCTGATCTGAACAGGTCCAACGACACCGCGATCTCCACGCTCAAGCTGTCGGACATCCCGGTCAAGAACTGGCATCGTTTTCCGACGCCTATCTCCAAGGCCATGACGGATGATGTCTATATTCCGGTCTATACGTGGAACGGCGGCGTTGTCGGCAACGAAATGGTGGCCGAAACCAACGTCCTCGTGGACGACAATGCCCTGGGCGACTACGGCCCCCGCAACCGGACAGAGTATATGGCCTGGCCCGGTGCGCCGAATTCGGTCGTGCCGTCCGAGGCCACGGCTTCGGGGCAAGCCCTGACGACCATCGCGGACTACACGCAGTCCACCGATATCACGGTTCCCAGGGGCTGGATCGAACCCGATGACCCCTACCGCGCCCCGCCGGTCAGCCCCACGAACGACCCGACAATCACGTCCCTTACCCCAAGCACGGCGGTTTCCGGTGTCACCCCGATCTGGGTCAAGATCACCGGGACCAATTTCACGGTCTGGTCCACGGTCCAGACGGGCATGACGCCGACGCCTTATTACAGGTACATCAGCCCTACCCGCATCGACATGCTGCAAGACCCGCGTTCGACGCCCGGTGTCGTGACCGTGACGGTGACCGACCACGGCATCACGTCCGCGCCGTCCAACTTCACGTTCACATGAGGTAAGAAATGGCTACCAACCAGGACAGTTTTGTCATTACGGCAGCGATGCTGACATTCGCATGGACAAAGCCGACCGTCACTTTCTATACCGCCGCCGGAAAGGCGAACGCTTCCGACCAGTATCTGCCGGGAACGGACGCGGAGAAGGCGGGGGCGCGTGGCGGGCCGAATGCGGCTGTTTCCACGGACCCGAACTATACATTTGCCTCGACCATCGACGTAAACCAGGCGAACAAGCCCTACCCGAATACGATCAGCACCGTGGCCGCAGTCGAGTGCGACCAGACCATGTCCATTTCGAACATCGAAACATGATAATTCATGGCGCAAAACCGAGGTCCGAACCCGAAATCATCAAGGCTCGCCTTGCTGAACTGGCGGAAGCGTTCGCGATGGTCTCTGCTGTTCTCCATAAATGTGATGGTACGCAGGCAGATAGCCCCTTCGGCCTTGCCGAATTTCGCACAGCGCATCAGCACCTCAGTACGGCCTGGCTATGGGCGAAAGAAGCGGTGGAGACGAATTGATGCCGAGCAAGAGCCTCAAGCAAGCCCGGACGATGGCAGCCGCCGCGCACAGCCCGAAGTTCGCAAAGAAAGTCGGTATCCCTACCGAAGTCGCGAAGGACTTCAACAGGGCTGACAAGGGACGCGCCATGCTGGCAAACGCGATGAAAGCGCGGAGAGGAAGATGATATACGTGATCCGCGACGGGAAGCTGGTGCCGAAACAGGACGCGGTCCACAGCCCTTCCGGCCCGTACATCAGCCGCATGGAGCCCTACCGCAGCCCCATCGACGGCAAGGAGATCACATCCTGGGGCGCACGCAACCGGGACTTGAAAGAGAACGACGCGGTCGATCCGCGTGACCTACCGAAATCAGGCAGAAAGAACCAGGACAATGGCCGACCCGATCCAGAACCAGAACTCCCCTTCTGGCGATGAGGCTTCCAAGCCCCTTCCCAGCCTTCGGGAGACTATCGAAACCGCTTACGACGCGGCTGACGAGGGCTATCAGTCCACCGAGCCCGCTGACAGTGGACAAAGTGATCGTGTTCGCGATAATCTTGGTCGCTTCGTACCAAAAAGTACGCAGCCGGATGAGCAGTCTACGGACCCAGCCCCGGAACAGGATTTAAGACAAGAGGCCCAGCCCCGGCCACCCGAGCCAGCCCCGCAAGGGAGAAGCACTCAGGTTCCAGAGCACTGGAGCGCGGAACTGAAGGCGGACTTCGCCAAACTCGCCCCCGAAGGAAAGGCCATCCTTCTCAGGCGGCACGGCGAAATGGAAGCCGACTATACGCGCAAGTCTCAAGCGAGTGCCGGTGCAGTCTCGTTCGCACAGTCTCTCGCGCCAGTTTTCGGCGACCCCGTCATTCAGGGATCGCTCCAGCAGCACGGGTTGAATGCCCTCGACGCAATCAACCAGTGGGCGGGCTTCCACAAACGGGCGATGAGCCCGGATGTGGGAGAACGCATCAATCTGCTGGTCGAACTGACGCAGAACATGGGACTAGACCCAGCCCGCCTATTCGCGCAACCGAGCCCGCCGCCGCAATTGTCCCAGGAGGACATGAACGATCCGGCGATCCAGTTCTTTGCCAACCAGCAAAGCAGAACGCAAGGCGAACTACAGGCCCTTCGGGGCGAATTGCAGCAGATGCGTCAGGCAGAGCAGCAACAGCGCGATGCCTATATCCTGGAAGAAACCCGATGGAACATCGACCAGTTTGCGGACGAGAAGGACCAGCAAGGCCGTCCCTTGCGGCCCTACTTCGATGCTGTGGTCGAGGATATCATCGAGTTGTTCAAGGCGGACCCGAACCGCGACCTCCAGGACACTTACGACAGGTGCGTGTGGGCCAATCCCGAGACCCGCAGGCACATGCAGGAGACGCAGCGGCATCAATTCCAGAACCACAATTCGGTCGAACGGGCGAGGCTGGCCTCACGGGGCAACACCAGGGGGATGACAGCCCCGGTGTCGCGGCCAAACTCCTCTCAGACCGGGAATGGTTCCCTGCGGGACGTACTTGCGGCATCTGCGGATGAGGTTGGCTTCTAGGAAACCAGGAGCCTCTTATGGCCGAACCGACCGTAACCCAACTCGTCACCACGACGATCAATAACTATCACAAGCAGTTCGCGGACAACGTTTCGAATTCGAACGCCGTCACAGCCCTTCTCCGCAAGGGTGATCGCGTCCGGGTCATCGAAGGTGGCCGCAATATTGCTTGCCCACTCAGCTACGCGGAAGAAACCTTCGCCTGGTACGCCGGGACGGAGCTTCTTTCCAGGGCTGTGAAAGAGACGATCTCCGAGGCTGACTACGCCCCGGCGAACGCAGTCGTGTCAGTCACCCTATCCGGGCCTGACCTTGCCAAGAACCGGGGCCGGGAGCGCATCCTGAACCTCCTTGAAGGCAAGATGGACAACGCCGAAAGCACGATGAAGAACAACATTACCAAAAGCATCTACGGCGATGGTACTGTTGCGAAATCCTTCCCCGGCCTGAAAGCGTTCGTGACCGATGACGGCACCGGGACAGTTGGTGGTATTGTCAGCGGTACGTGGCCCTTCTGGAAGAACCAGTTCCAGCCGGTTGTCAGGGCTACCGGCCTCCAGTACCCGGCCCTCAAGGCTGGTATGAATGCCCTCTGGCTCAAACTCACCCGTGGCACGGAAAAGCCCGACCTCATCCTGGCCGATGGCGAAGTCTATGCGACGTATGAGAGCGGCCTCCAGGAAAACCAGAGATACGCCGATGCATCTTTGGGTGCTTTGGGCTTTGAAACCCTGAAGTACAAGTCGGCGGCTATGGTCTACGACAATGCAGCCACCGGCCTTGTCGGCGGATACATGCTGAATACGAAATATCTCAAGTTCGAAATCTATTCGGGCCGGAATTTCGAGGCATTGGACCTGCCGGATCAGTCGGTAGACATGGACGCAGTCACGAAGCACATCGCGTTCATGGGTGCGCTTACTCTTTCCAACCGTTCGATGCAGGGCAGGATCGTTCTGTCCGGCACCTGAACACAACGCAGGGCTAGCCTCACGGGGCTAGCCCTTTTCAGGAGACGCCATGAACGACACACCCACCCTAGTCCAGTTCAAGAACGGCTGGGAACGCGACGGCACCAGTCCCGATGGACTTCCCAATTACCGGGGCAACATCATCGTCCGTCTCGACCGCCCTCCGCTTCTCAGCGTCGAACGTGTGGCCGAACAGCAGGATTTCGAGGACTACCCGCTGCCGTTCCAGCTTTTCCAGAAGGAAGAGGCGGCACGTAAACAATCTTATGCCGAGGGCTACCCACTCTGCATGTGGCCCGCCGTCAACGAGGCCGAGTTCAGGATGCTGGTTGACCGCGACATCACGACGGTCGAGCAACTGGCGGGGCTGCGTAAACAGCGGAACCTGCCGCCCGAACTCCAGGAACTCGCCGTCAGGGCTGTCAAGCTGATCGAACTTTCCAAGGGCGCGGCCAAGTACGAGGAGCTTCTTCTGGATCGCGACGGGAGAATATCGGTTCTTGAGGAACAGCTTGAAGAAGCGATGAAGACCATCTCGGCCCAGAAGACGATGATTGACAGCCTCAGAATGCGAGGGCTGAACTGATGGCATGGGCAAGGCTGGCAAATCTCAACCAGGTCGTCTCCAACGCGGCGATGGAAATCGGCATCACCCAGAGGCCGGTATCCCAGGTCATGAACAGCCCCGACCAGGATATCGCGCAGATGCAGGCGCTGCTTTCGGCGGTTGCGATGGAAGTCATGGAAGAGGAGCCGTACAACACGCTTCTCGGCGAAGGGCTGTGGATCATCGACAGCGCGACCGGCGAGTACAAGGAGTTCTTCGACAGCGACAGCGACCTGATCGCTTTCGACCGAAGATTGGCGATCAATGGCCTGAAATGGCGGTTCCTGAAGGGCAAGAACCTCGAATTCGGCGAAGAGCAGCGCGACTTCATCACGCGCATGAACAAGCTGGCTTCCCGCGCGAATGCCCGCGTCCTCGACCTCGACATCGATGAAAGCCGCGTTCAATGAGGGTGGTCCCGGCCAGATACCTGACACCGGACAAGCCGATACTGTCCAAGCGCAGCCCCGCTGCGAAGGTCCAGCATCTGTCGGCACCGCTGAAGGGGCTGTCCCTCTCGTCCAAGCTGTCTTCGGTCGATCCGATGACGGCCACCGTGCTGGAAAACGTGATTATCGAAGAAGATCGCATCCGGCGGCGGTTCGGGATGAGGCTAGCCCTGACACACGCCGCGCATAAGCCGGTCTGGTGCCTGGTGCCCTACTACGGCGGGGCCAACCGCCTGGCTGCCGCGACCGATGGCAAGCTTATCGGGCTGGATGGGAGCGTTTACGCCAGCGGCTTCACCAGCGATGACTGGCACTGGACTTCTTTCTCAAATCTTTCGGCTGTCGAGTACACCGTCATGGTGAACGGCACGGATGGCGTCTGGAGTTGGGACGGGGCCACGACAAGTTCCAATCCCGCCGCCGTCCCGGTGACGAAGCTGACGAAATCCCCCGGCGTGGGCCAGAATGCCGTCGCCACGGTGGGTGCCGCCGACATCTCCAAGTTCCACGAGGGGGACGTTGTCCTCATCGCGGGCGCTGTCGGCACGGGCATGGTGAACGCCAACGGCTACCACACGATCTATTCTGTCGGCGTCCCGGCCAACACGTTCACCATCGCGGGGGCCGACACGTCCACGGGGGCTGCCGATCTGACGACGGGCGTCACGGCTGACCCTCCCGGCACCGGCATCATCAAGGAAGTCGTCACGGCCCCGACCTATGCCACGTACATCGTCCCCAACCAGTTCAACATCGTCGTCAGCCACATGAACAGGCTGTTTTTCGCCGACAAGACCAATCTGAGCGTGTATTACCTCCCCCTCCAGCAGAAATCCGGCATAGTCGCGGAGCTTCCCCTGAACGCCGTCTTCAAGCGCGGGGGCTACATCAGGGCCATGTACACCTGGACCGTGGACGGTGGTGCGGGCCTGAACGACATGCTGGTGGTTTTCTCCAGCAACGGCGAGTGCGTCATCTATCAGGGGCTGGAT